GGCCTTCATTAGCCTTAAAGATAACATTCTCTCGTGCTTCAGCTTGCAATGCTGATGGAATGTTGTCCAGCTCATCGGCGCTTACGAGCTTTGTTTCGTTCTCGTTTTCGAGCTTGCTGAGAGTCTTTTTAGTTTTGCTTATAGACTTCTTGTAATTATCTATTTTGTTCTGTGCTGACTTTAGTTTTTTTTCTTTGTCTCTTACGCTGCGCTTTGCAGCTTGCTTGGCTTTTGTTTCTGAGTGGTAATTGTAGCCTCTGCCCTTAGAGCCTTTTGGTCTACCACCTTTCTTGCGTGGAGTTCCGTCAGCTCTAAGCTTAAAGTTACCTTCTTCATCAGTTAGGTAATTTTCGGGATTAATATCCCAATCATTTTCTTTGTTCTGCAATTTTCTTTAATCCCATGTGTGATATTGAGCGTCCTGTCTCGTGGGTCAACCACATACTGCCTTCTCTGAGGCTTAGTGTCTTTTCCCTTATAAGCGGTAGCACTTTTTCTAGAATTTCCAGCTCTTCTTGTACTGGCTCTAGCATTTCGTTATTAGACTCACTTAGCTTATAACCAAACGGTATAGTGCTACTCGACCTCCGTATATTCTCCATCTATCACTACCTCCTTCTTGGCGGGTATAACAAACAAGCCTCCACCAGAACTTACATTTACATCTAGGCGTTCTGTTTTGCCTAGTCCTACACGGTCTAGAATTTGCTGTGCAGCTTGTATACGCATGTTAGCTTGCGGTATAGGCTCTGGGCTGTCCATAATCTGGATTAGCTTAGAAGCTGCTTTAGGTGCATTGAGCGCCAGTATGTTTGTAGCTATGTCTAGTATTTCAGACTTCAATGCTTTAACTACTGTGTAGTGTGTGCCCTCTGCGTAGCCTGCTAGTTCTGCTGCATGCTTGACATCTCCGCCACAAACTGTAAGATTGTCAAGAAATGCTTGTTGCTTTGTTGTTAGTTGTTTGTCAGGCATTTAGACTTCCTAGTCATTTAAACTGTATATACTCTAGTATACCCGTAATATGGAGGTTTGTCAAGTTTTTTTATAACTTTTTTTCATAATATACTTATATTGTTCCTATATATAGTATATAGAAGGAAGGCCTGCAAATAAATGAAATAAAACTTGACAGATGCTTATTCTACGGGTATAATAGATATTAAGCCCACCGGGGTTATAGCATATGTAATACAGGTTTAGGTTAATGCTTATATGGGTACTTATACACCCTATATCCCGCAGTTTATAAACCCCCACTCCCCCTTTAAAGCCTTTGGTAGTCGCCCGACTTCCCAAGCCTTGCCCCTCCCTTTAAAGCCTTTAAAGCTGCGGCACTATCTGGTTTACATGGCATATCTCCATAAAATGTATATGATTGTATATATATCCTAGTACCCCCCCTTGGCAGCTTGCCCACCCCCTGAAGTCTCTAAAGACTTCAAAAATTCTAAGTCTTTAGAGACTTAGAAAATCTTCCTAGTCTTTTAAAAGCTCCATAGAGCTTCTTAAAAGACTAGGAGTTCTGTGAAGCCACTCCAAAGACTTTCAAAGTCTTCAATGCCCACCCCCTCTGAAGACTTTGAAAGTCTTAGAAGAGCTAACAAGTTTTCTAGTTTACAAAACTAGGGAGGCTTTGAAGCTTTTTTAAACCTTTAGGTTTACTCCAGAGACTTCCAATCTTTTCAACGACTTACAAGCTTTTTAGTCTACGACTAATCAACCCCTCCTGAGACTTTTAAAGTCTCCTAAGTCTTTCGAGCTGCAAGGAAAATCCCGACAGGGATTCGCGCTGCTTTGAAGACTTTAAAAGTCTTAGAGCCGAACTTAGTATCTCCATAACCTATAAAAGGTTATGGAGATACTAAAAAGTATTCCTTATTTATTAATTTAAAAAGAAGTCACTTGTGACTTTTTAAATTAATAAATAAGGAATACTATAATGGCCAAATCAAACTTCAACTCAATCGACTCAAACAAAATTGCTACGGCTCGACAAGTTTTTGCAGTGGCTAGCCACTTTGCTTCAATCAAAGCTTCCTCTCCATCGGAGAGATATGGATTGACCAAAGTCTTTAATGCGGTGCTTAATAAGCACTATAGAGACTCTGATAGCTTTATGACCCATTCTGATGTTTCAGAATGGTTTGAATGGGATTGTGTTCCAGAGCAGTTCCTTCATATGATTTCTACCAAGAAATCAAAAGCGAAAGCCAAGCCAAAGGCTTCCAAGGCTCCAAAGAAAGAAGCTAAAGCTTCAGCGAAGCCAACGGCTTCCAAGGCTCCAAAGAAAGAATCAACTTTGACTCAACGAGTTGAGGCAATGGAAGCTACTCAAGCTAAAATCTTAGAGCTTCTAGAAGCTATCGCTAAATAAAATCTATCGGGAGGGCTTCGGCTCTCCCTTTTTTTGTCTTTAATTTCTAATGGGAAAATGTTGTAGATTGCTACGAAGTTTAGTTAATTTATATAGCCTATTACGAAGTAGTAGGCTCTATTAAATTAACTTCAAAACAAAAAGGCTCAATGCTTATGTATAAAGTTATATTCGATGGTAATGTAATGGTCTGTCAAGACTTAGAAGATGCTACTGAAACTGCTATGCATTTAATAAATGCAGAATATAGTTTAGTAGAAGTTGTTCCGGCAGAGCCGACTGACTTAGATTCTTTCATTGAAGTGGAGGTACAAGATGATTATAATTAACGTAGCGTTTATAATAGTGTTATTATTGTCTGGCTTTATAATCTATATAGTTGGAAAGGAGTTATAGTTATGAATAAATATACAGTTTGGGTTGGTGGTGTTGAGGCAAATAAATACTATCTCACCAAAGGTGAAGCAGAAAAGTTAGCAGCTATTTACAAAGCTGAAGGCTATCAAGATGTCTACATTGAAAAGGTATAGAACTATGAATAAAGTTGATTTGTTTTACACTCCGACTAGCATGAAAGACTTAGAAGATAGACTAGAAAGCTTCTCAGGCAGTGAAAAACCTATAGCTTGGCTGGCTGCAATGATGGCTTGGAACTTAGCTTGTGATATATCTAACAACGAACAAGAGGATAAGTAATATGTTAGAACTACAAAAGACTTTAAAGTCACGTTTAGATGCTAATCTTATAAGTTCTTGTGGTATACTAAGAATCTGTATAAGTCATCGTCCTAAAAAACCTGAAGCTTTTAAACCTGAAGCTGAGTATATGTTCCATAGTTGGGGTGATGAAGCAGGACAGATGGATATATTTTGGGGTCATTATGACCTGACAGTTAAAGAAGCGTTAGATTTATGGAATGATAAGTTAAATCAGCAGATAAAATGGTTTAAATAATCAATAGACTTTATATTTAAATGTACTTATTAGTTAGTAAGTTCTTACGAACTAACTAATAAGTACACAATTGGAGATGCCGATGTTCAATACTCACTGCAAAGCGGTTCAGGAATACTCACAGCGTAGTGCTACTAATATGTCAGATACAGTTCTAATGGTAGTGCTAAGTATCCAACAAAACTGGCTCGGTGTTGGCGACCAGCTAACTGATGTAAGGCTAAATAAATCTGAGTCCCGATTCTTGTGGGGCAACAAAAGAAAAACATATAGCTATCTTAAATCTAATCAGCACAAAGTATATGCTCAAGTGATGGCTGTTATCAACAGCAAACAGACAGACTTTATGAAGTCTATATCGCTAATGAATATATTCTTGAGGGTTGATGGCTTGGGTTTAGCTAAAGCTGGCTTCTGCTGCCAGTTGATTGCTGGATTGGTTGGCTGTATGGATACTCATAATATTAGAATGTATGGGCTGGACACTAAAGACTTAGCACTAGCTAAGAATCCAAAGACCCAGAAAGGCATTGATGCTAACAATGCTAAGATAGATAAGTACATAGAGTTATGTGCTGACTATGGCTGTGAGAATCTTTGGAACTCTTGGTGCGACTTTGTAGCTACTAAGTCTAAGCGGTGGCAAGATGGTAATCATGTATCTGAAGTACACTATACTTACTTGACTGGAGAATAACTATGAGTGATGATAAAAAATATACAGTATCTGTATGGGATATACAGTTCTACAAAGTTGATGAAGATGGCAACGAATTACTAAACGATGATGGAAGCATTAAGCTGTTTACTCAAACACGCGACATAGATTTGTCTTGGATAGCTGATTCTGTTTCTGAAAATGACATCGAAGAAGTATCGCAGAGAGGGGAGAATAACTATGTTTAAAACATTTGAAGTCGAAGAGTTCTACGACATGATAGCTTATGCTATTCGAAAAGGTTTAATATTTGAAGCTAATGTTTGTGGCGACAAAGCCCGTAGACTATATATAGTTGAATTTGCCGGAGGTCACTGATGAATTTACCCACAGAAGAAGAATTTAAAAAGACTTGTGCCGAACATATCTGGTGCTTCACTATGGAGCCTGACTTAAACAAGGCTATGGAGGGTTTAAAGACTTATCACTATATACAGAAAGTTATTAAGCTGGGCGGCGGTAAGTATAAGCAGATACATCGTAGAAGCTTTGAGGCTTGGATGGATAAAACTAAAGCGAGGTTAAGAAATGAATAGAGAAGATGCTTTAATAGCCTGTATGGAACAGATATACCAAGATGTAAAGG